TTTCATTTTAGCGGATTCTCCAGACTTAGGTTTACCAGCAGTAGATGCCCCTTGCTCGCCAAAGCGAATAGTCTTAATCGTAGAACCAGACTTAGCTACAACGATATGAGACTTTTTAGGGTGGTTAGGTGTGCGTTTTGGCTTGTTATAGCCAGACACCCCTGCTCTTTCTAAACGTGAGTCCTTTTTCTTCGCTTTCATAGATACAAAGGTATAAAAAAAGGGGGTACGTTAAACGTAACCCCCTCGTAATCAGTATAGTGTAAGCGAGTCCTACTCTTCTACTGTTTCTGCTTCTTCTACAACCTCTTCGTACTCACCTGTACTTAGGTCTACAGAGATAGAGCCGTACTTGTCTTCAAGTTCTTTCTGAGAAGTAGCCATTGCTTCTTCCATAGCGTTTACTTGAATCTGTGCTTTGTGCGCTTGATTAGTAGCATCACCAAGAATTGTCTTTGCTTGGTTTAGATTAGAGACAGCAGTCTGGATAGACTTTAGTTCCTCTTCCGTGAGTTTAGCCTTGTCAGCCATAATGTTTAAATATTTAAGTTAATTAACGTATTGCAAAGATAATACAATTATCTATTCTTCTGACTCTTCGGCAGCTTCTGGCTCAGAAATTGTCAATGTTACAGACGATGGAGTTACAAGCTCGGCAATTTGACTGTCTAAGCCTGCTTCCATTTCAGTAACACGATCTACTGTTAATGCTGCTTTAGTCCAAGCAATCATATCTTCGTGAGTTACCGCATCAAAAGCTGTAAAGCCAGATAGGTCAGAAACCTCTAGAGTTTGCGTACCAATGCTTGTAGCGCTGTGTGTTCCGTCTGTTCCTGTGACACGCCAGTGTACATTGTAGACAACTTGAGACTCTGTTACATCGTTCTCATCTGTGTGTGTTGGATACGCATCTACTGTGCGACAATTCCAAGAATAAGTGTTAGCCATTTTAAAAGTTTTTTTGTTATAACGTTACAAAGATAATTAATTTTAACAAGCTGATACGCCCTCTATTACGCATTCGTTGCTATTACCTTCAAGAAGATAAACAGCGTAAGGTACATTACCGCCTGGGACATCTTCATACTTGTACCAAGCCCCGAATCCTTGACCTGGAACTAAATTTGTAGACAACCCTGAGTTTGTAAAAAGATAATCCCCAGCAACAGGAGTTGATGAGCTACCATTTTTGTACACGGCAGTTTCAACATCCAATCCTTCACAGGCTTCGTTGGTAGAGGACTCTGAACGGTCTGATATGTTACCTGAGTATCCAGAGGCTGCGCTATGGTCGTAGCTGTACCATTCACTCATAGATGCAGGTCTAGCGTCATTAGGGTATGAAGCAGAGGCGGTATTAATAGTTGCGTATGTTCCTGACTCAGCAGAATCCAAAGAGATGGTGGCGGTACTAGTCCGCCCCAGCTCAGTGTTTATCTCCGACATCTTTATAGTCCCACTACTTTGTAATGCCATCAAGCTTTGCTTTTAGTTCATCAATCTGCTGTTGTTGCTCTTTAACAGCTTCAATAAGTACGGCTGTAAGCCTAGCGTAGTTTACTGTTTTGTAATCTTCTCCAGTCTTACTTGTAGCCTTACCCTCTTCATCACTGCCGATATCAAAAGGTGCTAGGTGTACGAGCTGTGGGAATACAGCTTCAACATCTTGAGCGATAACCCCGACATCATTGGTCTTTGTTGATGGCTCAAAGCCTAGCTCTTCAGACTTCTCGTTCCAATCAAAGGTTACCCCCTTGAGTTGCTTAATCTTGTCTACAGCGTTCTCTATTGGCTTGATGTTTTCTTTTAGCCTTTTATCTGAAGAGTAAGCTACAACATCGCCTGTAGCACTAAGCTGTCCTGTTACCTTGATACCCCCTGTAGAGTCAGACTCTAAAGTTGTTGTTCCAGCGTACTTGATTTCTACACCTCCAACACCATCAAATAATGCTATACCATTAGACTGCTGGGAGTTGTAGATAGCGTAGTCACCAGTTCCAATGTTTTTAATCTGGATAGAGTCAGAGTCACCTACAAATTCTGCTATTACAGCTGCGGTGCTACTATTAGGGTTTTTAACGTATAGTGCGGGGTTGTTTGTATTTGCTGCATCATTATCTACAGTTAGCCTGTAGCTAGGACTAGTTCTTCCAATACCTACGTTACCAAGTTCATTAGCAACCAGTATGTCTGAGGATAAAGTGTTATTATTTACAAACCCTAAATGGTATGTTTCTACACTTCCAACCTGTTCATTATACTGAACAAATCCGTAGTTAGATGTTCTTTCTAGGAATATACCTGTTGCCTCATCTGTACTTCTTACGTGTAATCTTCGTGTTGGACTTGTAGTCCCAATACCAACGTTGCCAACTGCTTGGTCTACGTGCTGAATCCGCATAGTCTCGTAGAACAATGGATTTCCATTAGTGTCAGTACCAAAAGTATGACCGAATGCCATATCTGTGTTATGACCGCCCATAACGACAACTCCGCCTCCATCAGCTTGACCAATACTAAATCCTCTAGAGGTGCTATTAGCTCTAGTTAAGTCAAAAGACCAACTATAATCTGAACCCGAAACAACAGCTGGAGTTCCAACTTGAAGCTTAAATCCAGGACCAGTAGTCCCGATACCAACGTTGCCTGTTGACCCATCAAAAAACGCAATAACACCATTCTTACCATTACCTACTCTAAAGTCCCTAAATCTAGATGTACCGTTTTGATATCCTCTATAGTTTACCCATAGGTCAGCTGTGTCTGTGTCTAATCCGTATCCACCATTTATAGTGTTTTCATCGTCAGCTGATATATATGTAGAAGCGCCAGACCCCGAAGGTCCAAATAAAGCACCTAAGCCATTTGCAACGTGAAGACCCAATGTAGGACTAGTAGTCCCAATACCTACGTTGCCTGAAGCCCGTATAGTCATTCTTTGCAATAAAGCGCTACCACTTTCCGTCCAAAAAGATAATTGACTTAATGCTCCTGTAGATTCTCTAATACCTCTTATTCTAGCAACATATCTGTCAGCAGCGTCATTAGAACTTGTTCTAAAGTCTATGTTATAACCGCCATTGTCAGTTATACTGGCTGCATCAAATTGTAATACAGTTTTAGGTGCTGTTGTGATTGTATTGTCATCAACCGAAAGTTTATAATTAGGACTAGTAGTTCCGATGCCAACGTTGCCGTTAGTGTGATTTAAAATAAACTGTACGGAACCACTAGCACTATCAGTACCCTTCATTATCCTGAAGGTGTCTGTATTATTATCAATGTGAGTAGCGTGTGTAGATGAAGTAGCTTTATTTATTACTAGGTGACCTCCTTCTGTAGTTGTTTTTGCTGCTAACGACAGATTAGCCTCACTAGGAACACTAGTCGTCCCGATACCAACGTTGCTGTCAAACCAAGAAGTTACTGTACCAATGACAGCTTGTTCTGCATTATTTCCTCTAAATCTAGCAATAGCACCGTCAGAGTTACCTCTATTGAATGTTGATTCACCCCCGTCTACATATAACTTAGTAGAAGGACTAGTAGTACCAATACCAACGTTGGCACTATTATTAATGGTCATTGCTGTATACTCCACTCTAGGGTTAGCACCAACATCGTGTCTTAAAATACTAAATTCTATTTGACCACCCTCTCCAGCACTACCTTGAATAAGGTTGTTTGAATCAATTACATAGGTTCTAATAGCTGCGTATTCACCAGTGGCATTTAAAGAAGTGTCTTTTCCCGCCCAAGTGATTTGACCTATTTTTTGCTTGTTTGAATCCGTAGAATCCCCAAGACCCGCACCATCTTCACTAGTAAAGAACCTAAGAGAAGCTGGAGAAACTATACCTCCTGAGACTGTTCCGTATAATCCCGTGTTGCCTATTACAGAAAGTTTTTCGTCAGGACTAGTAGTCCCGATACCAAGTTTACCATCTACAAATTTAGCAGCAATAGAACTATTGTTAAATATCTGCACATAACCTCCCGCTGTTCCAGGCACTAAATTTATACCATCTATTAATGATGTCCCAGCTTCACCAATTGTAATAATATCACTAGTTTTTCCAATTAATTTTCTTAAATAATCAGAACCATCAGCTGTATATATAAAATTATTTTCAGGTATTACAAGTCCAACATCTGTTTTAGTATCAGTATCTGCTGCATAAGTTCCACCTCTAGACCGTATTACTCCGTCTACATCAAGTTTAGCGGAAGGACTAGTAGTCCCGATACCTACGTTGCCGTTGTAGTTTATACGCATACGCTCAGCAGCGGATGTTCCGCTACCCCCTGTATTTGTAGAAAAAGCTATATCTACATTGTGACCAGCTCCTGGAGTATCTCTAATAGCATCAATAGACGCACCAATAACTCCATTTGTTCTCCATCTAATTCTACCTAAACTATGTTCTGTGTTAATATTTCCAGCAGAACCAGTATTATCAATAGTTAAAGCTTCTGTAACAGCCGTTCCCCAAACAGATGATGTAGCAATATTTAACTTAGCCCCTGGACTAGTAGTACCAATCCCTACGTTGCCTCCGTTAGGATTTAATGCTAATGGGTATGTAGTTGCTAAATTGTTAGCGTCTTGTGCTTGAAACCATCCCGTCCAAGGAGAAACGTTCAACATACCTGATGACATAAAATGACTTCCCCCGCCTCTTATAGATAACGAACCTGTTTGAGAAGTCCCACTACTTGATGGGCTGCCTTGAGTTCCTCTAACATCTAATGCTAATGTTGGACTAGTCGTCCCTATACCAACGTTGCCGTTAGGAATAAGGGTCATATTCTGAACAAAAGCTGCCCCGTTTTTAGTCCACAAATAAAGCTTTCCGCTAGCCCAGTTGTTTTGTGTTCCAGCTGTTTTTTGAGCAGCGATACCTGCAATAGAAACAGTATTACCAGCACTATTAACCTCTCTAGAGGCAAACGACATTTTAACCCAAGTGTTGTTAGTACCGTTACGGTTAAACATAGCTAATGCAACTGGAGCTTCATCAAGACCTCCCGTAGCAGAACTGTCTGTTCTGATTAATGCTGTTGGTTGGTGAAAATATGCACTGCCTGCATCTAAGTAACCATCGTATATATATGTTGAACTACTACTGGTGTCCCCACCAACTTTTAAGTAATCCATCTGTGTTCTACCAGCTATATGTAGTTTATGTTCTGGACTAGTAGTCCCAATACCAACGTTGCCATTCTGTAAAATAACCATCCTAGGACCGTTTACCCCGCTTCCAGAGGGCTTAGTAAAGAATCTTAAATCTCCACCACTAAGTGCATCATTTGTACCGTGTTTGTGTAGAATAGCATCAATCCCCGCTACGTGTACGTGAGCATCTGCTTGACCGCCCGTGTTGTTAAAGTATATCCCACCTATTTGGTCATCATCTGTGGTTGTACTGCTTTCTAACATTATAAAAGAACCTGAACTGTCCTTCACTGTTAAGAATCTACCACCACCATCTGGTTTAAAATAACTCCCAGTATTCACATTGTCGTCTGGAGTATCAGTACCAATACCTACATTGCCGTATGTAGTAATTCTAAATGTTTCTACAAAGTTTCCACCAACTCTGTTCTGAATAGCAAAGTCTGCATTACTAAAGTTTCCTTGACGTGCTATAGCATTAAGGACTACTACACCTGTAGTTTGTCCTGACCAACCTGTAGCATTAAGGCTAATTGCAGCTACCTGACCTGCTGTATTGCTACTATTCTTTCTAGCTATACTGATTTCAGAGGCGTTAACACTAGCGCTATATGTAGCAGTATCATTGGTTTCAACAGATAGTTTTCTAGGTGGATTGGTAGTCCCGATACCTACGTTGCCACCATTTAGGTAAGAGTTGCCACTTGTATGAAGAAGCACTTTAGTTGTAGGAGTGTTATCTAAGATTCCAAAATAAGTGTTATTTCCTTCAATGTAAGCAGAGTACTTGTTATTATTTGCAAAGTGAATAGTACCACCAGATTTAATAACAGGATATTGATTTGCTGAATATCCTGGTAGATCACCACTCATCTCAATATAGTCGCCACTAGTAATCCCTGTTACCCTAACACCACCACCCCGATATACGGTGAGCTTATTAGCTGGATCATTAGTCCCAATACCGACATTGCTTGTACCGCTGTCAATTACAATTGTTCCGTCTCCTAATTTTCTTTGATATGAGATTGCCATATATATAGTTGTGTTATGCTAATACAAATTGAGGAGTACTTGAACCAGTGTCTCCGTAAGTAGTTAAATGTAGTTTCCAAGAACCTGTTGTGTCTCCCACGTAGTAAGGGATGTATACAGAATACCTTATAATAGCGTAAGACCAGTTAGCCGTACCTGTTTGTTGTGTGTCTGTCACTCCATCTGAAAGGAAATAAGTAGTATCTGCTGAGAAGTACCCCCCTCCGTTAAGGCTTGATATCAAATGCACATCACCTTCAGCTCTGTGCGTAAAGTCTTCATCGCTCTCCCAATATATGTAGGAAGAATCTTTAAGAGTACCGAAGTTTCTATAAAGACCGTTTCTACTATTGACAGCAGTCAATTCATATTGATATCCTCCAGAGTTAGCGAATACCAAGTTAAAGTTGTAAGTACCTGCGGCTGTAAAAGAAAAGTCTAAATTAGCAGTATACATTCTCTTATGAGTATCCTCATAGACCTTAACAAATGTTCCATTGCTAGAAGCAGGGTCATCTGTCAATGTAATAGCACCTACACTAATATCATTAGTAGTAGTAGCTCCTCTATCCGTTACGCTGTCTAATGTGTCTTCAATGGTAGAAGTGTCAACAGTAATGTTACCGCTTGCATCTGACTTAAGGTAACCAGCTGTGTAGGCTGCGAATCTAATATTACCACTAGAGTCAATACTAAATCTAGAGTCACCTGCACTCGTAGGATTGCCTGCGTATACAACTAAGTTAGTTCCATCCATATAGATTTCACCATCACCTCCAGCCGTTGCATCAAGCCATATACGTGGAGACTGACCTCTAAGAATAAGCTCTGCACCATTAGTTGTATCCGAGACAGCTAATGTCGTTCTAGTTGTAGTATATCCAGATACCAAAGCAGCTGGACCTATATGCATTTTAGCAGCAGGTAATGTAATTCCAACGCCAATATTTCCTCCTCCATCAATAACCATTCTATATGAACTATCAGTTCTATTATAGAATATCAAGCTATTTCCAGTCTGTGCTTGTATCTCCCAATGGTCTCCTGAACTCGGTATAAACTCTAATCCAGCACCTGAAGACGAAGAGCTTAGTCTAGCTTGAATATAAGTATCGTTTTCTACGTGTAAGCCCCCTGTGTAACTAGTAGGAGATAACGTTGGACTCGTAGTCCCTATACCTACGTTGCCATCTTGGTTCTTAGTAATGTAAGGGGTAATAGGTAATCCAGTAGGCTGTGGGTCTGTTACCGTTACCGCAGAGTCCGAAGCTCTAACTCTAGACAGAATATTCGTGTCTGAAGCGTCAGAGATAGAACCCTCAAAGTAGAAGTGGTTAACACTACCCCCTCCAGAAGAACGTGCCTTCAACGCAACATACTTAGTACCGTCAATGTCAATCTCTTCTAGCTGTGAGAAGAATGGATTTGAGCTATCTCTGTAAAGTTCAAACTGCGTAACCC